TCAAGGCTAATTTTTTTTAATTATGAGTGAAAGCATTTATCTTGGTAATCCCAATCTAAAAAAAGCGAATACAAAGATTCAATTTTCTGAAGATGATATTCGTGAATTCTTGAAGTGTAAAAAAGATCCTGTATATTTTGCTAGAAATTATATCAAAATTGTTTCTCTAGACGAGGGTCTTGTACCATTTAAGATGTACAAGTTCCAAGAGAAACTTGTAAAAAACTTTCATAAGAATAGATTTAACATCTGTAAGATGCCACGTCAGACTGGTAAGTCTACAACATGCGTATCTTATCTACTTCATTATGCCGTCTTTAATGACAATGTAAATATTGCTATCTTAGCAAACAAAGCAGCTACTGCGAAAGATCTTCTTGGAAGATTGCAACTTGCATATGAAAATTTACCCAAGTGGATGCAACAGGGTATTGTTTCTTGGAACAAACAATCATTGGAGTTGGAGAATGGATCTAAAATTATCGCCGCATCTACATCTGCATCTGCTGTCCGTGGCGGGTCCTATAATATCATCTTTCTTGACGAGTTCGCTTTCATCCCAAATCATATTGCTGACCAATTCTTTGCCTCTGTTTATCCTACTATCTCGTCTGGTAAAAACACCAAGGTAATTATTGTTTCAACACCACATGGTATGAATCACTTCTACCGAATGTGGCATGATGCAGAAAGAAATAAAAATGAATATATACCAACTGCAGTACACTGGTCTGAAGTTCCTGGAAGGAACGCTAAGTGGAAAGCTCAAACTATTTCAAACACATCAGAAGCACAGTTCAAGGTCGAGTTTGAGTGTGAGTTTCTAGGATCCGTTGATACTCTTATTGACGTAACTAAACTAAGAAATTTGGTATATGATGATCCAATAAAAAGAAATAAAGGATTAGATATTTACCAAGATCCTATAAAGGATCATAATTATATGATGACGGTTGACGTTGCTAGAGGAGTAGAACGTGACTATTCAGCTTTCATTGTATATGATATAACACAATTTCCATATAGGATAGTTGCAAAATATAGAAATAATGAAATAAAACCGATGGTATTTCCAAGTATCATCAAACAAGTTGCAGACGGATATAATCAATCATATGTTTTAGTTGAAGTCAACGATATTGGTGATCAAGTTGCATCTATTCTTTATTTTGATCTTGAATATGAAAATTTGCTAATGTGTTCTATGAGAGGTAGAGCAGGGCAAGTAGTTGGATCTGGATTTTCTGGTAAAAAATCTCAATTGGGTGTCAGAATGACATCAGCAGTAAAAAAATTAGGATGTTCTAATTTAAAAACTTTATTAGAAGATGATAAACTTTTAACAAATGATTATGATATTATTTCCGAACTAACTACATTTGTTCAAAAGAGACAATCATTTGAGGCTGAAGAGGGATGTAATGATGATCTAGCAATGTGTCTAGTTATATTCTCATGGTTAGTTGCACAAGATTATTTCAAAGAAATGACTGATAATGATGTTCGTAAAAGAATTTATGAAGATCAAAAAAATCAAATCGATCAAGATATGGCTCCGTTTGGTTTTATCGCTGATGGTTTAGATACTGTAAGTGAAGTTGATAATGATGGAGATAGATGGTTCGCTGATGAATACGGTGACAGATCTTATATGTGGGATTATAGGTAATGGATATTGAAGACTCATTTGAGTTAGAACATCTTCTTTTCAATGAAAGACAATGTAGATCTTGTTACCAAACAAAAAATTTATTGACTGATTTTTATCTTACTAGAAAGGATAGAGGATCTTTTCCATCAGCATATTCATATGAGTGTAAAGAATGCACAATTAAACGTGTCATGAATTCAAGAAAAATTGATACTTCCTTCAAAAACGACTATCCAGACTGGTAATAGGTTCATGCATTGTTTCCCCATGATAGAGGTACTTTTTAATAAATAACTTTAGATTAATATCGGACACCAAAAGGAGACATCAATGGCGCTAAATTTAGCATCTCCTGGTATTGTTGTAAGAGAGGTAGATCTTACTTTAGGAAGAGTAGATCCCGTATCTGATAAAGTTGCTGCTCTTGCAGCTCCTTTTGCACAAGGACCAGTAGAAGTTCCAACTCTAATCCAGAATGAATCCGATTTGCTAGCTAACTTTGGCAAATCATACGATGCTGACAGGCATTATGAGAACTGGATGGTCGCATCTTCGTTCCTCGCATATGGCGGATCACTAAGAGTCATCAGAGTAGATGATTCTGAAATGACGAACGCATTCTACGGATCTGGAACTGCACCAAAAATTAAAAGTTTAGAGCATTATAATGATTTAGGTTACGAAGATAACGTTATTAGTAACGTCACTTTTGTCTCCAGAAACCCTGGATCATGGGGTAACGGTTTAAAAGTTGCAATCATTGACTCAGCAGCTGACCAAAGACTTACTGGACTCGCACTAACTGGTATTACAGTTGGTATGGGTGTAAGTCAAGTTGTTCCCGAAGGAACCGTTATTCCTGGTATTGGAGCAACCTCTACACTAGACGGTGCATTTAAAGGAATTGTAACTAAAGTTGGCGCAGACTTTATTGATGTCAAATTTGTTCAACATGAAAGTGCTGCTGGAGTAACAACTCAAGTTGATTATCAAGAGAATGGAATTTATAGATTCACTGGTGATATTAGAATCATCGACTCTTCTGGTGATAGTGTAACTGGTGGTAACGAACTATCAACAACTCTCGCATCAGTCGGTCTTTCCACTGGAGTTACTTCTATTCCTGTTGGTGCAACATCTGATGTTGTTGTAAGTGATCTTCTTTCCGTTCCTCACCTTGGATATGGCCTAACAGTTACTGGAGTTGGAACAACTGCTGTAACAATTAGTTCTTTCGCTGGATTCAGCACATCTGTTGCTGGCCCTGCTAGTGGAGTTCTTCCTGTTGGTAGTGGAGTAACATTCGCACGTTCTATCAGAACTAACTCAGCGGCTGATTGGTTCGATCAACAAAAAATTAATTATACTGGTGGAGAACTTTTCTGGAATCAACTTTCTGATCGCCCAGGAACTTCAGAGTATGCTGGAAATAGAAATAGTAGATTTGATGAAGTTCATCTAGTTGTCATCGATGATGATGGATCACAAACAGGTAATCCTGGAACTATTCTTGAGAAGCATCTAAACTTGTCTAAAGCAAGTGATGCCCAGTTTGAAAATGGATCATCAGCTTACTACAGATCATATGTTGCTAGTGGTTCTGGTTACTTCTTCGCTGGTGGACAACCTGCAGGAACTGTAGCAAGTGACTTTAAAGTTGCAACTGGAAATGGATTCACTGCAGTAACAAATATTGCATGGGATCAAGAAGCTGCTGGAATTTCTTTCGCAGGATTTGGTAACACCACTGCTACTTTGGCAGGCGGTCTAAACTATAATGGAGCAACTGGTCTATCAACCACAACTTCACTTGCAGCAGATATTTCAGAGATTTCTGCTGGATATGAAATCCTAAACAACCCTGATGAGTACACTGTAGATTTCATCCTTCAAGGATCTGGAAACTACACTAAAGAAGAAACTCAGGCAATTGGTCTAAAAGTAATCGAAGTTGCAGAGAAGAGAAAGGATGCTGTTGCATTCCTATCACCACATAGAGCTGCTATCTTCAATGATAGTGATACTGAAGCAGTTGTAAGACCTATTGAAACAATTACCAATAATGTAATTGGTCACTTCACACCACTCACTTCATCTTCATTCGCAGTCTTTGATAGTGGTTATAAGTACATGTATGATAGGTTCTCTGATAAGTTCCGCTATGTCCCACTAAATGGAGATACTGCTGGAACTTGTGCAAGAACTGATATCAATGATTTCCCTTGGTTCTCACCCGCAGGAACAGATAGAGGAGCTATCCTAAACGCTGTCAAACTTCCTTACAACCCAGGTAAGTCCCAGAGAGATCGTCTCTACAGTAATAGAATCAACCCTGTAACCTTTATTCCTGGTTCTGGCATTGTTCTATTCGGTGATAAAACTGGATTCGCGAAAGCTTCTGCTTTCGATAGAATCAACGTTCGTAGATTGTTCATCTTCCTAGAAAAAGCAATCGCCGCTGTAGCAAGAGATCAACTCTTTGAATTCAACGATGAGATTACCAGAACTAACTTTGTTAACTCTGTTGAGCCTTTCCTAAGAGAAGTTCAGTCTAATCGTGGAGTTCAAGATTTTGTTGTTGTATGTGACGAAAGCAACAACACTCCTGCTGTAATTGATCGTAATGAATTCGTTGCTGATGTATTCGTCAAACCAGCACGCTCAATCAACTTCGTTGGACTCACCTTCGTGGCAACACGAACTGGTGTGTCATTTGATGAAGTCATCGGAAACGTTTAATTAGAGGTCTAAACCAAAATGGCATCAAAAAATCAACAAAATCCTCCCGCTTTAAGGACTATTTCCGATTTCAAGAATAAATTGCAGGGCGGCGGGGCCCGACCCAATTTATTTGAAGTTGTACTCGCATTTCCTGGAAATTTGAGTGTTAGCAACAATGTCGTCAATGAAGCAAGATTTATGGTAAAGGCAGCTGCGCTGCCTGCATCAAACATTGCTCCTATTGATGTTGCTTTCCGTGGTCGTCTACTTAAGGTTGCTGGAGACAGAACCTTTGATACTTGGACAATCACTGTTCTCAATGATACCGATTTCGGAATCAGAGGAGCATTTGAAAGATGGATGAATTCTATCAATCGTGTCACTGACGCGACTGGTGCAGTCAATCCTGCTGATTACCAAGCTGACGCTTTCGTATATCAACTAGATAGAGATGGAAGTGTACTTAGAAAGTACAAATTCCATGATGTTTTCCCAACAAACATTTCTCAGATCGATCTATCATATGATTCATCTGATTCTCTAGAAGAATTTACTGTCGAACTACAAGTTCTATTCTGGACAGCAGCTGCAGATAATGCAGGTGGTGGTGCTGGAGACATCAACTAAGATCGCTAAATAATCTTAGTAAGACAGCAAATTTTATAAAATGGCGAGACTTTTTGGATTCTCTATTGAAGATAACGAAAAAAAATCTAAAAGTGTAGTGTCCCCTGTCCCCGTTAATAACGAGGATGGGGTTGATCATTATATTGCTAGTAACTTTTATGGCCAATACTTAGATTTAGAAGGTGTATATAAGTCAGAATTTGAATTAGTAAAAAGATATCGTGAGATGGCGCTTCATCCAGAAGCAGACACAGCGATTGAAGATGTTGTGAATGAAGCTATTGTCAGTGATCTTAATGATACTCCTGTAACTATCAATCTTGAAAACCTTCCAGCTAGTGATGGTATCAAGAAAAAAATTAGGGAAGAATTTAAAGTAATCAAAGACTTGATGAACTTTGATGCTAAATCACATGAAATTTTCAGAAATTGGTATGTTGATGGAAGAGTTTACTATCACAAAGTAATCGATATCAAAAAACCTGAAGAAGGTATTCAAGAACTAAGATATATTGATCCTCTTAAAATGAGGTATGTTCGTGAAGAGAAAAAATCTAAGCAAGATCAAAATAATGGTAATGCTATCTTCAGACAACCAAATGGAGCTCAACAAAAGGAAGTAGTTCAGTTTCCTGAAATTGAAGAATACTTCATGTATATGCCAAGACCAACTTATGCTGGTGGAATGGGTGATAGATATGCTGGAACAAAGGGAATTAAATTTTCTAAAGATTCAATCACATATTGCACGTCTGGTCTTGTAGATAGAAATAAGGGTGTAGTTCTTTCATATCTACACAAAGCAATCAAGTCACTCAATCAACTTAGAATGATTGAAGATTCTTTGGTGATCTATAGATTATCTAGAGCTCCAGAGCGTAGAATTTTCTACATTGATGTTGGCAATCTTCCCAAAATAAAAGCGGAACAATATCTAAAAGATGTGATGAACCGTTATCGTAATAAGTTGGTTTATGATGCATCGACTGGAGAAGTTCGTGATGATCGTAAGCATATGAGTATGCTTGAAGATTTCTGGCTTCCTAGACGTGAGGGTGGTCGTGGTACAGAAATTACCACACTTCCTGGTGGCCAAAATCTTGGAGAACTCAGTGATGTTGCTTATTTCCAAAAGAAACTATACAGATCATTAAGTGTACCTGAATCCAGAATTGGTGCTGAGGGTGGATTTAATCTTGGTCGATCTAGTGAAATCTTGAGAGATGAACTGAAATTCTCCAAGTTTGTTGGCCGTCTAAGAAAGCGTTTCAGTAATATGTTTATTGATATGCTGAAGACTCAATGTCTTTTGAAGAATATCTGCACCCCTAAAGATTGGGTGACACTTGAAGAGCATATTCAATTTGATTTTATCTACGATAATCATTTTGCAGAACTTAAAGAAAAAGAATTATTGGAAGGTAGATTGAGTGCCGCTCAACTAGCAGAACCATATCTTGGAAAATACTATTCTGTTGAATATCTTCGTAGAAAAGTTCTCCATCAAACCGATGAAGAAATTATTGAAATTGATCAACAAATTGAAAAAGAAATTCTTAGTGGAATTTTGCCTGATCCAAATGCACCTGTAGATGAAATGGGAAATCCAATTCCACAAGACGCCACTGGTGGGGTAGGTGAGGTTCCTATGGATGATGAAGCCGACGGTGGATACACTGAGGCTGATGGTCGAGCTGCTGAGATATAAATAGATTTAAGTTCTTATTTTATAATTCATGGACAATATTGTCGATTTAATCGCTAGTGGTGCAAGCGCGTCACAAGTTAGTGATGAGATTAAAGATGCTCTTTACGGCAAATCCGCAGAGAAAATTGATGCTCTCCGTCCTTTAGCCGCAGCATCATTGTTTGGTAAAGGCGAAGAAGAAGTTGAGTTTGACGCAACAACAGAAACTGGAGAAGAATAATGGCAAGATCTCTTGTCTTAGGACCACAAACAAATTGCCCAACTAGTGTTGGTGCAGCATCGAGTTTCAGTTCAGCAACTGTTGTTCGCCTTTACAACAGTAATGCAGCTGCTCAGTTAGTTACCATTCTTGATGAAAATTTTCAAGGTATTGGTTCTATGACTATGCCAACTGGAACTGTAGAATATGTCGAGAAAAAGCATAAGGATTTAATCCTAGCTGGATCTGCTGATGTAAAAGGAACTAAAGTAGGATTCACCGCATAAACAAATGAAACTTATCAGAGAAGAGATCGAACAGGTTGAAATTATCGTTGAGCAACGCAACGGTAAAAAGAATCTGTATATTGAAGGAGTTTTCCTTCAGGGTAATATGCCCAATAGAAACAAGAGGATGTATGACTGCTCTCTCCTAGAAAGAGAAGTAGGACGATACAACGAAAACTTTGTATCTAAAGGCAGAGCTCTTGGAGAATTGGGACACCCTGATGGCCCTTCTATTAATCTTGATCGAGTTTCCCATAAGATTGTTTCTCTTCAAAGAGAAGGAAATAATTTTATTGGTAAGGCAAAAATTCTTTCTACCCCAATGGGTAAAATTGCCGAATCTCTTCTAAATGATGGTGTCAAGCTTGGTGTTTCTTCTAGAGGAATTGGAACCCTTTCTCCTACTAAAGAAGGATATAGTTTAGTTAATGATGACTTTGCTCTAGCAACTGCTGCTGATATTGTAGCAGATCCTTCCGCACCTGATGCCTTTGTTGACGGTATCATGGAAGGTAAAGATTGGGTTTGGGACGGTGGAATTCTCCGCGAAAAACTTGCAGAAAGAACATACAAAAAAATCAATACTTTAGTTGATCAGAGAAAATTGGAAGAAAATAAGATTAACTTATTCCAAAATTTTCTATCAGGTTTATAATTTATAAATAAGTATAGTCAACTTACCAATATAGATTTACTTTCGGAGAGTCCAAATGTCCGCTAATTTACAAGAAATGGATAACGTCGTGAGCAAAGGCGCAGCTGCCCCCGAACCAATGGTTGCTGGTGGCGCTACAATTCAAGATCTCGGTGGTCCTACCCCCGAGAACTATCGTCCCGACGATGATTCAGCCAAACTAAAAGACCCTGCTGCTTCTATCAATCAAGCTCCTGCACCACAAGGTCAGGGCGCAACTAAGAAAGAAGAAGTCGAAGCAGTGGAGAACACCATCGAAGAAGTCAACGTCGAAGAAGATGTTGCCGCTCTATTTGCTGGTGAAGAACTCTCCGAAGAGTTCCAAGAAAAAGCAAAAACTGTT